AAGTTCTTGGAGCCCATTAGGTCATAAAGGTGTCGTAATAATCGACACCGACCTTGGCTCTGATTTTGTAAACAAAGCTAATGTAGTTACTTGTACTAGTTTAAACGCTCCTATAAGAGCCGTTGAAAAAGACGGTAAGCAAATAGTTGAAGGCGGTAACGCTAAAACTGAAATAACACCACCTGAAGAACGTGGCTTTCGCTATCGTTCTGGTGATGAGAAAGGTCAACCTATGCCAGTATATTCTATGATAGAATGTTATAACTGGTTAGCTAAAGAATGGGATGATTTACCTTACGACACTATAGTAATTGATACTATTGGCGAAGTTAACGGCTGGATAGAAAATGCAGTCTGTAATGAGTTAGGTATTACTGCTATGGGTGAAGGTCAATGGGGTGCAGATTGGGGCAAAGCAAGACGTAAGAATGTCGATGTCATCAAACGATTCCAAGACCTTATGAAAAAGAAGGGAGGAAACCTTGTCTTAGTTAGTCATTCTAAAACATCACAGATGCAGGATGGCAAAGTACAACTAGGACCTGAACTACCTCGTGGTTTAGGTTATTCATTAGCCGCTAAAGCTGACGTAATTGGTTATTCAACTGCGTCTAAAGAAGATGGTAAGTACTATGTCTCGTTTGAGGCGTATGATGAGAGGGTAGTCGGTTCACGACTAAAACCCCTAGCTCAGAAGATACTCCCATTTGAGTATAGTGCTATATCTAATGAAATCCTAAAATACAAGGAGGAAGAATGAGTAATACAACTCGTTTTCGCCCTGACGGTTTAGAGGCTTCCACAGGAGGTGGAGGTTCTAAATGGTTAGGTTATTGTGCCGTTGGTATATTGGACTGGCAAGACAAATCATCCGATTTCGATTGGGCTGATGTGTATCTTGTTGGTACTTTAAAGGTAGCTGATAGTCAATACACCCAAGAGTTTAAACTTGCAGGGTCATTTGACAAAGAGCCCAACGGGAATATCAAAACCTGTACGTTACTAAAGAGGCTTTATTGGCTCTTCGATGCTATCGGATTCGATGGCGGACCTAATGTAACAGGTGAGATGGTAGACGCTGATGGTAATGCGGTTGACTTAGTCAATCATTTTAACATCAATCACGTAACAGACCCTCTCAATCCAACATTGGATTATACTGCGTATATATACAAAGAACCCGGTCGTAAGGACCCGTCTAAGGCATATACAACTGTATTTCCAAAGTTGACTTCTAATACCGCTGAAGGTAAGAAGGACCTCGAAGGTTATATTAACTTTATGAAGTCCAAGAACCTTATCAAAGAGGTGCAAGAAGGGGTAGTATCACCAGTTGCCAATGGTGGTATATCAGCAACAAAAGACGACTCAATGCCGTTCTAATGTTTGTTGAAATGGCAATCGGGAGTCCCTCCAAAAGAGGGGCTCTCGTTCCTTTAGAAGATGTATGGGACATCGTTTATGAACAAGGACAGGGACAAGCGATTTATAAATCAGTTTACCGATATGACAGCGAAGCTTTAGCATTCATTAAAGCCAATGGTTCTATAAAGAACTTTCTCGGTACAAGATATATAAATACTGTTCCTATTGACATAGACAGAGGACAGGACTCAGACGAGTTTACTTTAAGTAGAACACAACAGATACTTACTTATTTAAATAAGGAATTGCATTTAAAAGATGGCAATTACGCTATATATTATAGTGGTACTGGTTACCATATTGATTTATCAGCAGAAGTATTTGGCTTTAAACCTTCACCAGACTTGCCTTTTATAGTAAAAGCAACAATGATGAAACTACTTGATTCATACGACCCTGACCCTGCTGTATATACTAGAACTAGTATAATCAGAATAGCTCATACACTCAATGTAAAATCATCGCTATACAAAATACCTCTAACAACTAACGAATTACTTACTTCAAGTTATTCAGATATAGTAACACTCGCTTCAGGACGCCGTTTAGACTTCGGTCAAAGTGACCTTTGGGGTGATGAATCTTTATCTGATAAAATTGTTACAGAAGTTCCTAAAGTTAGAAGTATGCAAAAGATTAACGAACCATCTAATGTAGTGCCCTGCGTACAAAAATTGTACAATGATGGACCTACCAAAGGCAATCGTAATCATACTTTGCTTCGCATAGCGTCACATTTTAGACGTAACGGAATACCTTCTGATGCTACAAAAGCATCTTTACTTCATTGGAACGATAATCAGCTAAATCCACAAATAGTTATAGATAAAGTAGAATCTACATATAACTATGGATATAAGTACGGTTGTCACGATGAGTTATTAGCGAAGGTATGTAACCCTAAATGTGTACATTACAAAAATAAGGACTATCTAGTGGATATAAAAACATCTAATGACTTGCAAAAAGAGTTAGAAGAACGATTAGAAACAGACTTTACTGGCAAAAAGATTGACCTTGCTCGTATGTTCGGTTTAAAGGATAAAGATTGTAGTATATATCCGGGAGAACTGGTTACTATATTCGGTCCTACTGGTGCTAATAAAACAGCATTAGCCCAGAACATAGCTTTAGGCTATGATTTCGCTAACGATGAAATAAAACAAGAATGGCAAATTCCTACGTTATTTCTATCACTAGAGCTTAGTGGTTGGTATATGCACAGACGCAACCAACAGATTGTTAGTGGAATGAGTAAAGACGATGTTACAGCGAACTATAAGTATGTCAGCGATAACTACAATAAGTATTTAAAGCATTTAAACATACAAACAGTCGCACCTACACCGGATATGATACAAAAGACTATACGAGACCTACAGCCTAATTTAGTTGTAGTGGATTACATAGACTTAGTAGAAACACCCGGTAACATACGAGGAGAATACGAACAAGTGAGATACATATCTCATTATCTATCAAACCTAGCAGTAAATATGGATATTATTATAATACAAATATCTCAAGTAGCCAGAGAGTATTCAAGAAATCAAATTCTTGATATATATGCTGGTAAAGGCTCAGGTGCAATAGAAAACGCTTCACGTAAGGTAATAGGTATTAACGGTAAGCAAGACGCTACTGGTAAGACTGTTTCATTATTCAAAAACAGTGATGGTGATTTGTTCGAGGTTGACTTGGACTGGACACCATCCTTTAGATTACCAAGGAGGCAAAATGCCAGTTCCGTTTAAACAAGTCGTCAAGACAGAAGTAGAGCCTGAAATAAAACTCAAGCTACAAAAAAGAGCTCAAAAGAACAAACGCAGTATGCGTAAAGAACTTGAGCTCATTATTGAAAACGCTATAAATAAGGATAAAGATGGCTAAAAAAACAACAAGAGAGTTGATAGGCGACTTCATTGATTTGGATATGCAATTACAATATGCAACCGATGAAGAAGCCTTAGTCTTAGAAAGTGCTATTGCAGTTACTAAAAAAGACATCAGCAGAAAAGTTGATGGCATTGACCATTTTATGGTAAACATCGACAGAAAAATGCATTTAATAGATGCAGAAATTGAAGCAGTGAAAAAAGAACAGCTAAGATTATCTCTTCGTAGAAAAGCAACAGAGTCGTTAAAGAAATACTTTAATGAAACACTGATACCTATGGTTATTCAAGAAGTTGGCACTAATGGTGTTTATGAAACAGACACCTCAAGATACAAGCTTTATGAAACCTATGGTCCTGTTGCTATTACAGATGACTCAATACTTGACAATGAGTATAAGTATGTAGTTGAAAACGAAAAGATAGACAAAAAGCTATTAAGAAAACACTTGACATCAGGAGTTGATGTGCCCGGTGCGACTATACAAAAAGTCAAACGAGTACGGAGGTCCTAATGGGTAAGCTTGTAGATATAGCTTTACCTATTGGAGGAATTATTGTTACATTACTTAGATTTTTTCAATTAAGTATTTTAACAAACAATAACTTCTTGGATTTTAGTGTTTCGATTCATCGCTTTGGAATACACTTACACTTTGTTATGGAGGATAATAACAGATGCCTAGAAATAGAAAATCACAAAAAACAGTAATTCTGGAATTGCTAGAATCAGGTGTAAAAGTTACACCAATGATGGCTTTAAACAGATGTGGATGCTTTAGACTGGCGGCAATAATACATAGTATTAGAGCTGATGGGAATAACGTAGTTATGAACAGAGTCAAAGCTCATACTGGTAATAAATATGCTGAGTATAGTTTAGCTTAGCATCGTCAACAATAATAGGGTGGTTTTTCGCTGGGAGTGGTTTCCCGATGTGGCGGTTCCTTTTGACCACCCTATTATTTTAAATAAGGAGAAACAGTAAATGCAGAAAATGCAATTTTATTTTGAATCAATGATGGAGAATACAGTACCATTTCTACTAGCGTGGGAAGCGTATGTGTTCTTTATGCTCTTATTTTTCTTGAGTATAACCGTCAGACTTAACAGAATCGAGCACAAAATAGACAAAGCGGCAGGACGTAGTCCCCGCACAGGTTTATTCACTCGGTTATTAACCATATGGAGAAACATATGAAAAGTAAATACGAACAACACAATGAACACATTTCATTAAAGTCATTAATCGAGCTGTATGAAGGTCTAATAAAATCAGGCAGAATCGATAACAATGGTGCTGGTGCTATGAGGTTGGAACAACTACGCAATAAGCAATTTAAAAGAAAGAAATGGATGGTTACGCCTTATGCAAAAAGAAAATGGCTTAACGCCCCAGCTTAACAAAACTGATTTTCAATCAGTATTAGAACCAATACACAGAACGTATTGGCAAAAAGCGTACAAAAAGCTATCTGCTAAGATGTCTAGCTTACGTGGTTCACTTAAAAGAAGAAGTGAGCACTACGAAGTAGAGTTTAACATAACATCTCAGGAGATACGTGAGTTATTTGTAGAAATTTATGGACAGGGGTGTAAGTATTGTGACAAACAATTAACCTTTAGGACGATTGCTTGTGACCATATAATACCTCTGTCTAAAGACGGAAAGTCTACAAAAGAAAACTTACAGCTAATTTGTAGGACCTGCAATACACGTAAAGGTCCATTAGACGAATCAGATTTTAAAGTTTTAATTCAACTTGTACAAGAATTGCCAGATGAACTATCAACTTACGTAATGCGTAAACTTGCCAAAGGAGGCAGATATTGAAGATAATAACAGCAGAAGAAGCTAGTAAAGCAGAAGTAGAAGGAACTAGAGAACATATATCCGAAGAAATGGCATATAGGCGTGGCTATCGTCACGGTTATTCATCGGCTATAGATGATTCTCCAATGGGAGCAATGAATCATTTGTTTAATTTCTTTAACAACAAGTTAATGCCTTGGAGTTATTTTAAAGACTCAAAAAGCCGTGAAGGTGAAATAATGGTCTTTCCACCAGAAAGTGGAGAAGCTCAAAATGGGCATAAATGACCAAATAGTAAACCTTATTAAAGAAAGACTGGACAAAGGTTGGGTAGAATACAACCGAGAAGTTCCAATCAGAAGAGAACGAGGTTTATCAAACATAGAAGAAGCTGTTGATGAAGTGTTAGACTTAGTAGTATATCTAACTGCTTACACATTAGAAATGAAAGCAGATAGAGAAGATAAAAAACCAGCTACAATGAGTGTGATGGATATAAGCCTTATATTAAGAGGATTACATAGATTGCACTCTGCGGCTTGGGAAGAAAATCAATCAAACGAAGCTAATGAAATACACGAGTTAATACAGCGACTTAAAAAAGGTAGTAACTGGGACCACGAAGATGATAAACGAATTGGTCAAACAGATAACCCTATTAATAAAGAAATGGACACCGAAGATGTTACTGGACCTACTAAATGTATACCCGGTAGCAACTGCGATTAAAGAATAGGCAAGGGCACCACATTGTCAGAGTTTGTAACCGAAAGGTTGCTCTGTGAGGGATAAGAGTAGCAATAATGGAATAATCCTAGCGATACTTAACCCAAAAGAATAGAAGGAAGACAAATGTAAAATGGTTGGCGTCAGGTGCCCAACCTAGAAAGAGGAAATAATGAATAGACAGAAATTAATGGCAAGAACAGATAACAATATACGTTGCGTATGTGGTAAATTAAGAGGTATAAAGCACTTTAGACTACATACAGAGTGTGACAGATGTAAAACTTATTGTGCGGCGAGAGGTACCAAAGGTAAAACTCGATATGCTGGAGATAAGAAAAGACTATCAAAGTCAAAATACAGAGCATCTAAAGACGGAACATTAACGGGGTATTAAATGAAAAACCTAGAAGCATCAGCCAGAACTCATTGTGCAAACTATGACTGCGGTAAGTGTCTAGGCGTTATGATTCAAACCAAAAAGTATGCCAGTGGCGGAATAGGACTACGTCAGATACTAAATAAGAAAAAAGCAGGGAAAGAATGCACGATAGCGTCAGGATGTAAATACTACGATAACTGCGTCAATCCCGGAATAGAAAAAGGGCACTAAACAAAGTGCCTTTTTTTTTAATTGACTAATAACAGGAATCGAGGGAGCGAGGAGGGAGCGAGGACGGAGCCTTACTCGTCACTATCACTAAAGAAACCATATAAACCTACACCAATAGGGGTCCCAAGTGCAACAGCACCAGCGGCTCTACGAACAAGACGTTCTGTAAACTCTGAATCCATTTTAGCATTGTAATTTTGAGTAGCATCTTTAGCCATAGTGTTTATATCATTCATAACTTTATCACTTACCCCACCGGTAGGTTTAAACTTATCAAATCTTGGGTCTATTTTATAAATTTCCTTATCTACATTACCTACTTTAGAAGCATCTTTTCTACCTATAGAGCTATAAGCTTTAGGTTCTCTTTTTAAAAAGTTTATAGCCTTTAATCCCGGTTTATAAGGTTCGCTTATTATAATAGTATTGCTTTTACCTACAGGAACACCAAACAAATCAAACACATCAGAATTAACAAATTCAGGTCTAACTCTTTTACCTTGTTGAGAAAACTCAACTAAAGCTCTAGTGCCACCTTTAAGATAATTGCTTTTAGCTTGTGGGGAATAATCTAATAAGATATTACCATTCTTTAGTTTTTTAACATTCAACCCTTTTTCTTTACCATAGTTAAACACATCATCTAAGCCAAAATATAGCCCCTTACCGCCGGGTTTATTTTGTAAGTCTACCATAAGGTTATGATATACAGGGTCCTTCATCATATCCCAATTAACAGAGTCTGGATTAGTGTTTTTGTTTATAAAATATTTAGTATCTTTACTAGCAAACTTACCTTTTAATTCCTTATTCCATCTCTCACCTATTAAATCCATTCTTTCTTTACCAACTACTCTTGTAGTTTCATTAAGACCAGCCTCTCTCATATGAGGTTTCATATAAGCTCTTAAAGGACCGGGTATAGGTCTACCTGTTTTCTTTAACATCATATAATCTTTTTCAATATTATAATGAGCTACTTTTTTAGTTTTACGCCAATTTTTCATTTCATCTAAACTACTGTATTCTGATTTTAATTCACCAACTGCTTCTTCAGTCATTTTACCTGAATAACCAGACAACTTTTTCTTACCCGCTTGATTTGCAACTAACCTAGCTTTATTAGCATTGTCAATAGATTCTTGAGTAGCTGGACCTATTCCAGTAAATCTTTGACCAGCAGACTTATTAAAATTAAAAAATTGGTCAACTATTCTTTTAGTACCTTTTATAGCTTCTTTACCAACAGCTAAAGGTTGACTAAGCATACCAGCACTGTAAAATCCCGGCATTTCAATATCAGTGTTCTGCATAACCTTAGATAAAGTACGCCCACTCCTACGTTGATATATCTTATTTAATATAGCACTAGAACCTTTTAATGCTAAAGGTGCTGTTGCCAACATACCACCTAACATTGCAATATCTTCTATAGTCTCTCTGCCATCTTCTTCTGCCCCAGCATACGCAGTTCCAGTCGCAACTGCCGCAGTACCTAAAGCAACTTTAGGAGAAGCTAATTTAGCGGCGGCTTGAATTATCTGTTTTTTCATCTTTCATACTCGGTAATATTTTAGATAAATCTTCTCCTATCTTATTAGAAGTTATGATTTTCTCTTTTTCTTTACACAACTCACATAACCAACCGTCTTCGTTTGATAATGGTTTGTCACATTCAGCACAATGATTTGGTATAGGCATAATCTCTCCTTAGTATACTAATTTTTGACCAATTCTAGGAGTTTTCTCTTCCTTAACTTTACTACCAGCTTGTAAAACTGGAAGACCTGTCATTTTAGTAACAGCATAATAAGGATTTTCAACAACTCCACCGGGACCTACTACATCCCTAATCAATCTACCAAAAGGAGCCATAGTCCACAAGTAATAATCTGTTAATTGTGAGTAATCATCGGACATCATACCTTTAAATATAGGCGGTAGTAACCTTAACGCAGGAGGAGTTACAGCCTGTAAGGGACCAATAGGAGAGCCATAAAACGCTCTTTCACGTTCTTTTTCATCTCCCATCAATAAATCAGCTGTATCTTGCATCCAGTTATAAGGAGCTGGTAAAGCATTTTCAAACAATGAATACATAAATAGATTAGACATCCCAATCATAAATGCGTCAGCCATAGCTAAGCGTTTAAATGTTTCCATTTCTGGAGTACCTTCTTGGTAACCAGCTATACTTGCTCTTTTTAATACATCGTTTCTAAAACGTACAGAGTTCCAACTCCATAATTGAAAACGACTAAACACCCTACCCAGTGTGCTATTTGTCCATAAAGGTCTAAATGGTGCAGAGTATAAAAACTGAGTTCCCTTAACACCACGCTTTGCCATATTAATAAGGAATGGCGAATTGTAATCAGATATTGCACCACCAAACTTATTTTTAGCCTGTATATAATGAGCCATAAAAGAATCTCGTCTCAAAGTTCTTTCAGGTATTCTCATAAAAGATGACGCCGCATCAAAAATAGGTCTACTAAGCTTATGTTTTTTACCTATCTGCCACAAACTTTCGTCTGTTAATTTAGGGTCTCTTTTTAATTTACTTACAACATCAGCAGTAAATTTCTGCATACGTTGACTTTTTAATTGAGGATTTAAACCTGCTTCGTACACTAAAAATTCTTCTATAATACCTAATTCTTGCATCCATCTTTCAACATCTTTCATACTCTTCCATTCAGGATTGATATTTGTTCTAAGATACTCAAAATCTCTAGCTTTTTTAAGGTTATTATATCCTGTGCTTATCCAAGTGTGTACAGTACCACCATACAAGTTTGCTATTGCACTTTTAGGGTGAGCAAGTAAAGAGGCTAACTGCCACTTAGCCTCCATAGAACCCCAACTTTGTAATTGAGTATATTCCATTCCACTTAACTCATCAACAGTAGCTGTGTCAAGATTCATCTTTTCCAGCTCTTTACGACCAACGCCTAATCTTTTACGTATATAATCAATTCTTTTCTTAGCGGTGCTATCTGCTAACCACTTATAAGGTGTACCTTTAATTTTCATAGCAGGATTATCCATAATAGACTGAGGTATATGTGTAGGATAACCCATTGCAGATTGTGTATACAATTTAAAGAAATTAGTCCAAGCACCAGTTAAACGAGCATCTCCTGTTTGATTAAAGAAAGACTTATTAAAATTATGCATTGATGTTCTTGCACTAACTTGCATTGCTTGTTTATAAAATGTGTTTATAGTGTTCTTCATATAAGCTTCATAAGCTTCAGGTGTCATATCCCAACCACCTATATGAGAATCTCTACTAAACTGATTACCAACTTTTTTTAAATCATTAGTTAAAATATTTTGAGCTTTTTTCTGTCTACCCATTGCCGCATTAACCATTACCTCTTGCATAGCGTCAAAGTTATCACCCATCTGGTCTTTACTTAAAAAGTCTCCAGTAAGATTCTTGTAAGTGTGAAAGAGCTTTTTCATATCAGCTTCTTTTTCTTTTTTAGATAAGTTAGGGTCACTCTCTAAGCTTTTTAAAGCACGTTCTAATCTTTTTTGCGAAGACTTTCTATCAAAAGACATATGAGGGTAGTATGTTTCAGCACCTAAATCTCCAGTTTCATCAAACTTTGTTACCTTAATATCTCTTCTTATTTTATTAAGATTCTCCCTAGTTCTAAGAGAAAGAGGTGTGTGACTAGCAACGATTCTTTTAATGACACTTCTCATTCCATCAATACCAAGCTCTTCTATTGGGATAGATTTATTTCTACGTACAGTATCATTTACGTAATTATGGAAATTTCTTCTTAAAGCATCTAATCCTTTCCAAGTTACTTCTCCATTTGTTTCCGCCATTTTTAACCATTTATCAACTGCTTTTCTATCCCCTGTCATCCATTTACGAGTTTTCATATTCCAGTTAGTAAGTGTTTGATTGATATAATCAACTGCTTTTTCACCAGTCATCTTTACTCTACCTTTAGGAGTAGGCACTACATATACTTTGTTTTTTAATTCATTGTAAGTTCCACGAACATCGTTCCAATTCTTTTTATAATCATACTTACCAAACTCAGCTTTGTGACCATTTAGTTTGTTAGCTTTCTCTACTTTAGGTATCATACCTAATTCTCTTTTAGCAACGGCTATTTTAAATAACATATCACCATCCTCAAGTGCTGTTATTATTGGTCTTAGAGAGTCTTGAAACTCTTTAATTGTTTCTTCTGATTTTTGCATTGAAAGTTCTTGAGTTCTAGCAGATAGTTGTTGTATCTCGCCAATAACAGAAGTAGGTCTAATTGTTCTTGCGTTTTCAAGAGTATTTCCCAGTCTGTCTTTATAAGGTCCCACATCTTCTACCCACTCCATCATAGCAGGTTCTCTCATTAAGTCTCTATTAACAGCTTTAGGAAACATCCAATAGTACGCTCTTTTTATTGTTGGGTTTTTATCCTTACCAACCATAAAGTCCATAGTCTTTCTAAACCACGTACCATCTCTCATTTCTTGTAAATACCTATCTAAAGTCTGTAAATCATATTTAGTAGCTTCATTTATATTCTTTTTAAATAACCCCCTAAACAAGCCATTAAGATTACGAGCGTCCAAATTATGATAATGGTCAAGATGCTCTTTAAGGTTATACTTAACTTGTCTGAGCTCAGGGTCTTTAATATTTCCTCCTGATAAACCCTCAAACGGAGCGATGTCATCAAGATAAATTTTATCGCTTTCGCTAAGTTTTTCGACATCTACAAATTCTCCTTTTACTTTTTTACCATTTAAATCAAAGTAGCTATCAATATCTTTTCTTTTATTTAAGTCACTACTAAGCTCATTAAATTCTTTTGTTGTTAAATCATTTCCAGCTTTAGTAATTAGCTCATCATAATTCTTAAAAAACTTTTTTAAGTTAGCATCTTTAACAGCTTGAGATTGAACACCAGAACGAGTTAAGGTTGTGTTTTTCATAAACTTTTCTATTTCAAAAATCTGCTGTCTCATTTGAGGTTTTTCACGCATTTTTTCTAATACCTTAGACCTTTGCCTGTCACCACGAGTATAAGTGCCCATATAAAGCATATCGAATAACTCTTCTCCACCTTTAACATTCTCAATACTTTTTTTATATTGTCTTATCATTGAATCTATAGTCTGTTGGTCAACTTTAGCATCACCTTTATCGGACAACCCAAACGCTTTACGTGCTTCCTCATTAAGTTTTACTAACTCTTTATCACTGTACTCAGTTTGCAGTATATCATCTAAGCTTCTTCTTTTCTTAGCATACTGAAAACCTAAAGATTTTATAACATCTACCTCTGTGTGTATACCTCTTATATCCTCAGGACTTAGCTTATACTTATTAATTACATCAGTTGTACTCTTCATACTCGCAATATCGCTCAAATCGTTTACTAAGAAATCCTCTGCTTTTAATACTAAATGTTCTAAATAAGCTCTTCTATAGTTATAGTCGCCTACTCTTCTTGGTAAAAAATCTCTAGGTATACCACCTGTTATTGGTTTCTCTACACCTTTAAGATTATAAGTTCCGTCTACAAACTCAACCCAAGCTGTTTCATCACTTGCTAATCGTTTAATAGCTTCATCTCTAAACAAACCTCTTTCCATAATTTCAGATATAAATCTACCTTTTTGACTAGCTAATGTATCCCTACCCATAACTTCTTTTAACCAGTCAAATTGTTTAATAGTCTGAACGTGTTCAGCGTAAATCTTATCCAGAGCACCAGTATTTATTCTTCTAAATAAATTATCAGACCAATTAACTCCTTTCATACTCTCAGCTATTTGAGGCAGAAATGTGTTTTTGGCAGATTCAGGCAAGTATGAAAACTTTTCTATGCCAGATTGTATTTCTGCATAGCTCCACCTTCTATTGTCTTTATGATTCTTACCATACAACAATCTATTTAATTCTAAAAATTTACTTTGTAGTCCGTGACTTTTTAACCATTCAGCTTTACCAGCTTCAACTCTTTTAGTCATATAGTTATCAAACTTTTTGTTACCCTTAGCGTCAATACTAAACACTTTATAATTAAATAAGGTGTCAAGCATCTTAGTTCCAAAAAGCTCACCTTTAATTCCAGCTTCATCCATAGGGTCCGAACCAAGTGCAATAGCCGCTCTAGACATTTCTCTAAATCTTTGAAGGTCTTGTTCTCCGGTCTTTGCAGTAAACTCAATTCTTTTCATTCTGCCTTGGTTATCCATATAAGGAACAGAATATTTACCGCCACCTAGTTCTACATTAGCTTTTATTCTTTTACCATCCTTAGTAAGGTGTTCTATATTTTCCCTACCGGTCATTACTATTTCATCCATAACCCATTTTTTATCTTTAGATTG